TCAGACTTACACGGTTAACGCAACGGCAAGCGGTGCCGACGATGGGAACTATGACGTGACTGTTTCCGTTAAAGGCGTGCCGACCCTGACTCTGATAGAGGGTGGGGCACTCATTCAAGACATTACTCAAGACATAGTATCCGACATTGTTCGGGATATTGTGAGCTAAACAACAGGTATCAATATGGCAAGTAATTCAAAAAGGCCCTTTATAGAGGGGACGTTCGATGCAACAAGTAATGAACTCGACTGGCCCGAGATTGATGAACGAAACCCCTATATGCGTTTAACACTGGGATTCGGCACGGGAACGGTTCAACTGCTGGAGTCCTATGATGACGGCACGACCTGGAATGTAGTCGAGAGCTACACCGGGGACGTGAGCAAGTTAATCACCAAGGGATCGCCGCACTACGTCTATACCGTGAAGTGTACGGTGCATTCCGGCGACATCACTTATCACTTGTCGAATTAAATGACACAACGATCTGTTGCCGTAAAGCCCGAAAGGCGAATAGTTGATACCGCTAACGAGAAGCGCGAGATATGACTGCTGTCAAACACTTCGAGAAAACTCCGGACGAAGTATTAGACTTCACTCGCAGGTGGAACAAATGGCTAAACGGTGATGCCATCGATACCAGCACCTGGGAGACGGATGAGGGCAACGTGACTATTGATTCCAACAGCATCGACGGCACTAAAACGATTGTTTGGCTATCCGGAGGCGGTGTGGGTCAATGTGATCGGATAACGAACAAGATTATTACCACCGCCGGTAGAACCGCAGAAAGGACTTTTGTTATTAAAATCGTGGAATTCAGAGCAGAGTAATGCCAGCCGGTAGACCATTAAAATACAAAACCCCGGCAGAGATGCAGAAAGCCATCGATCTATACTTTCTCGCTATCAAGGCAAAAACAGATCCTGAAATACTAACAGGAGAAAGCGACAAAACTATATTAGCAGTTAATGATATAGAAGATACTGTTCCTACTGTATCGGGACTTGCTTATACGCTTGGCATGTCAACGGAAGCCTTAAGGAACTACGAAGCAAAGGAACAATTTCTTGCGACAGTAAAAAGAGCCAAGCAAAGGATAGAGATTTCATTGGAGACAAGGCTAGCCGGAAATAACGTTACGGGCGCTATATTTAACCTGAAGAACAACTTCAATTGGAAGGATAAAACCGAGCAGGAGCATAGCGGAGAAATTTCTATAATAGGGTTAAAGAAAGACTTTGGCGATGGTTAAGATTAAATGGTGCGATATAGACTGCACTCAGAAACTGTGTCTATTGTTTGTTTGGAAAGGGAAAAGGTACGGGAAAATATTGTATTCCAAACGGCATAAAAGAATTGACGCAATCAGCCCCAAAATGGGCAAGAAGCGCAATGAAGCCTGACATAGTAATCCCTTATAACTGGGAGCCCAGAGGCTATCAAAAAAAAGCCTGGAACTACTGGGTCAGAGACGGGGGAAAGCACGCCGAGCTAGTCTGGCATCGAAGGTCGGGCAAGGATGATGTGGCATTACACGGTACTTGTGTCAAAGCCCACGAAAGAATAGCAAACTACTGGCACATGCTCCCTCAAGCCAACCAGGTCAGGAAGGCTATCTGGGACGCAATCAACCCCAGAACCGGCAAGAAGCGTATTGACGAGGCTTTTCCGAAGGAGTTGAGGTCAGCAACCCGCGACCAGGATATGCTGATACGGTTCAAATGCGGGTCTACCTGGCAGTGTTTGGGGTCAGACAACTACGAGGGATCGATCGGCGCGACCCCGGCGGGGATTGTCAATTCGGAATGGCCGCAGTCAGATCCTTCGTCGAGAGGTTTTCTAAGACCGATATTGGCCGAAAACAACGGTTGGCAGATATACATCGGCACCCCAAGGGGCAAGAACCACGGCTACAAGACGTTCAGAGCCGCGCAGAGGTCGAATAACTTCGCGCAATTGCTAACGGTAGACGATACGGATGTCTTCACAGAAGAACAGCTAGAGGCCGAGAAACAGGAGTATATCGATACTTACGGGGTGGACTTCGGGACGGCTTTGTTTCTACAGGAGTATTATTGTTCGTTCGAAGCGGCGATTCTCGGCTCTATCTGGGGCGATGAGCTGGCAAGGCTGGAGCAGGAAGGGCGTTATACAAGGGTCGATCACAATCCGGACTATCCGGTTTTTACAGCCTGGGACATTGGCAGAACGGACGCTACTGCGATTTGGTGGTTTCAGGTCATTGCGAACGAGGTCCGGATTATCGACTTTTATTCCAATACCTTGAAAGACCCCGACCACTACGTGAGTCAGGTATTGGGGAAAGCGGTCACGATAAACCTGGTCGGGACGGAGATCGAAGTATCGATAGGTGAGGAAATACCCGAAATCGCCCATCGCTGTGCTTATCAGTACGGCAGGCATTGGCTACCGCATGACGCCAAGCACAAAACCTACGCCGCGAAGGGCAAGAGTATTGAATTGCAGTTTCACGAGGTATTTGGGTATGCGAGTGTCGGCATTGTGCCCAATATCTCACGGGTTGACGGTATCAACGCCACTCGTAAGATGCTGGGCAAGACAGTGATAGATTATCGTTGTGAGGACGGGTTTGAAGCCGTTAAGCAGTACAAGTATGAATATGACGACAAGAAGAACAAGTTCAAAGACACGCCTTTACATGATTGGGCCAGCAACCCGGCGGATGCATTGAGGTATACCGCTGTGGTGTATGAGTTTGAAGCCCCTGAGACCATACAGGAAACTGTTCCGAAACAAGACGATTACGGTATTGACGATGACGACGAAGAGAACTGGAAAGTAGCCTGATGGCCAAGATTGAAAACCCACGGATGAGCGTCGAGAAGTTCCTGACCGATACGTTAGACGCGCGCACCCAGTCTGAGAAATGCCGGGACTACTTCGATTCCAAGCAGTGGACCGAGGCTGAGGTTAAGAAACTCACGGGAAGGAAACAAGCGCCGATCGTGGTGAACAGGGTCCGTCCCAAGGTTAAAGGTCTGATAGGACTGTATAACCTGAGGAAGTCCGACCCCAAGGCTTACGCGCGAACGCCCAAACATGAGGCTTCCAGTCATGTCGTTACCGATGGGTTGAGGTACGTCGCGGACAATAACGACTTCGATACAACCCGCATGGACGTGGCGGAGAATTTCTTTATCGAGGGTTACGGCGGGGCCTTGATCGATGTCCGCCAGAAGAAGACGGAGATAGAGATAAGGGTCAAGTCGGTCCCCTGGGACCGTATTTATTACGATCCGCATTCGAGAGAGAAGCATTTTGACGATGCGCGGTATAAGGGCGTTTTGTTATGGATGTACACCGACGAGGCGAAGGAGAAATTCCCCAACAAAGCGGACTTGATCGACAACCTGGTCCATCAGGAGGGCGAGACTGACGAAACCTTCGAGGATAGACCGAGATGGTCCGACCCGCAGACGAACAGGATTCGGATTGCTTTACACTTCGAGCAGTTCAACGGTGAATGGTGGATGGCTATCTTTTGCGGGGATGAATTTCTGGTCAAGCCGCAAATCTCGCCGTTTCTCGATGACGACGGCGATCCTACCTGCCCGATAGAGCTTGTTTCGGCGAACGTGGACAGGGATAACGCGCGCTATGGCGAGGTCAGTAGTTTTCTCGACCAGCAAGACGAGATCAACCACAGGCGGTCGAAGTTTTTACATTACCTGAATTCCCGTCAGACGTACGGTAGGCAGGGCGCGATTCCCGACATTGACAAGATGAAGCGCGAACTGTCGAAGCCGGACGGGCACGTCGAATTCACCGGGGATCAGTTCGGGAAGGACTTCGGGACATTCGACAACCCGAGCGCGGAGGTCGGGCAGTTCAATCTGTATCAGGACGCCAAGGCAGAACTGGATTCGGTATCCTACAATGCTCAACTGGCCGGAGAACGCCAACAAGGGGACTTGTCGGGCCGGGCGATAGGCAAACTACAACAGGCGGGGACGATTGAACTATCACAGGACTATGCGCTTTTGGCTTCATGGGAGAAACGTGTCTACAGACAGATTTGGGGACGGATCAAGCAATTCTGGACCGAGGAAAAATGGATTCGGGTCACGGACGATCAAGACGCACTGAGATGGGTCGGGTTCAATACCCAGATCACGATACAAGAGGCTTTGGAGGAAAAGATCAACGACGAGTCCGAGCAGATGCATGTGAGACGGCTCGCCGCGGCTCAATACACACAGATGGTTTCGAACGAAGACCCGAGGCTTCAGGAGATCATTGAGGTCCGTAATCCCATTCCTGAGCTGGACATGGATATTATCCTGGAGCAGTCATTCGACTTCGTGAA